CGGCGTTTTGTCGGGCAGAATAAACGGCTCGCCCACGGGCACAACCTCGCCGTTCATTTCTTGGTGCCCCCGCCCGCCATTGCTCTTTTGAGAAATCCACATTTTATATTGAAGCCCCGACGCTTTGATGCTTTCAATGTTGCCCGTGTTCTGAGCCATGGCCATCTCAGTCCGTGCCACCAGCGAGGCCCGCCCGAACACGTCGCGGGTGATTCGCGGCCCGCGCTCCAGCGGCTCAAGAATTCCCCGCGTGGGCTTCTGCCCTGGTGCCAGCACATCGGCCCCGTCAGCGTAAAACGAAAACCTGATCCTCCTGGCAAGCTCTGCGTGTGTGATGCCGGGGTCTTCGGTCAGCCACTGAGACAAAAACTTGCGCATGTTGTTTCTAAATTCCCGGTCGGTTTCTTTGAGCATAGCCGTGGCGCTCTCGCGCTTCTGCTCGTAAAACTGACGATAGAAATCTGACCCCACTTTGAACTCAGGGTCGGCGCGCTTGCCCGCGTCCTCTACCTCGCGAATCCCGCTGATGGTGATAGCCTGCGCGAGCTGCTCAATGAATCGCTGCTTGTCGGCCTCGCTCTTTCTGACGATTCCCTTTGTACGCTTAATCTCTTCGTCAACCAGGCTGCGCAGGTATCGGTCAAAGATTTTCTTGACCTTCCACGCGAGCGCCTTGCTGCGTGACTCCGCCTTACCTGTGCCAGGCCCGCGCCGGGTGCGGGCAAAGCTGCCCATCCGTTGCCGTGCTTTTGCCTTATGAATTCTTACCGCTCTCATATCCAGGCGTTCCCCACAAACCCATCACTCGGATTTATGTCGATATCAAAGCTGGGCAATAGGTCCAATTCTGTGCACGCCCAGACAAAAGCATCCAGCCGGTCGGGTGATTTTCTGCTGAGGCCGGGCACGTAGTTCGTGAGCTGGTCCTCTAGCTCTGACCACACACCGACAAAGTGCACGCGCCCCTGCTCCATCCGGCTCGCGATTGGCTCGGCTCGGGCATGCTTGCCACGGCTTGCGTGCACGAGCTTGACCGCTGCCGACCGGTCGAGCTGCGCGGTGATGCTCTGCCAGGTTTCACCGCCTTGGTTGGATTCGAAAACAATGCAATCAGCTTTGTGGAAGTGGTAGGCTTCGAGCGCTCGGCGGCACACTGCATCTGGGGTGCCCCTCATGCTCAGGTCATCGAGAATAAACATATGGCCCGCATCGGCCACGCCAGCAATCACAATGCCGCTTTCGTCTGCGTCCTCTGAGCTGGTCACGGCGGGGTCAACCGCAACAACCAGGCGGCGTAGCTCTGGCGCTTGGTTCACGCGGTGCCGGTCGATGTCTGCACGCATGAAGAGCGCACCGGGTAGCTCGCTCAGAATTTCCCCCGCCAATTCCTGGCGGCCCAGTGTCGAGTTAGCATACCGGTCGTGAATCGCCTTGATGAAATCCCGGCTTAGATTCTGCCTGTTGTCCATAGTGGCGCCGCGTGTCAAGTGTGTGCGTGGATGCTCGGCCAGCCTTCTGAGCTTTGCCAACGGTCGCGGGGTTGTGGTCACCAGGCAGCGCGGGTTTGTCCCCAGCCGCAGACCAAACTGGAGCTGGTCCCAGGTATCCCAGCGGGGCCACGCTGCCAGCTCGTCAGCCCAGGCGATGTGATGCTGCGGGCCTCGGAGCTGGTCAGGTTTGTCTGCGCTGTACGTGCTAGCCATCGAGCCATTGGCCCAGGTCACCCGCCGCTTGCTGGGCTCATACAGCGGGCGGTCGGCGCCACTGGAAGCCATGATCCCAGACTCGCCCTCAACCATAACATCGCGAGCGTCTGCCGCTGTCCGGGCCACCAGGGCAATCCGAATACCGGGGTTTGTCATCGCCACCATATGCGTCCAAGAGCTGCCCGTTTTTGTTTTTCCCCACCCACGGCCTGATTGTATTAACCAGGTGCGCCAATCCCCATCAGGCTGGAGCTGTTCCGGTCGGGCCGTGAAAAGCCAGTCGTCCTCAAGGGCTGCAAGCTCTTCTGAATCTAGCGACTCAAGGAACCTCATCCGGCTCTTCTCGGGCAGCGAGGTCAGCCAGTTTGTCCAAGAGCCTTGTGCGGGCATCTGCGAGTTCATGTTTGATCGGTCCCCCCTCCGGGCCGCTTATTTCCTGTTGCACCTTAAGCGTCATTCCCCTGCGCCGCTCAAGCTTCCAGGCGGCGGCCTGCCAGGTGCCTGCCATCGCTGCCTTTTCCACCATAGCCAGCCAGCGGTTGGTGGCTTCGCCCTCAACCTCTTTTATGCGTCTCAAAAATCCAGCGAACTTTTTGCTGGTCGCCAGACCGGGCTGCTCTTTGGCTTTCTTGCTTTGCTCATAAAACCAGCCATCACTAAAACCTGCACACCCACATGCGTCTTTGACTGGGCACCCCAGACGAATAGCTTTCAGGAACTTATCCTGCATCTCTTCGGTCAGAATCTTAGGCTTTCGCCCTGCCTTGCTTTTGGGCTTTGGCTTGGCCCTGGCTTTTGGTTTCTTAGCCATTCACAAGCTCAGCAGTCTGCCCGGTGAAGTCTTCCCATCGCTTTATAATCACGTCACAGTATGCCGGGGATAGCTCCATGCCGTAACACTTGCGGCCTGTTTGCTCGCAAGCGATTAGGGTTGAGCCTGAGCCCAAAAATAGGTCCAAAACAAGGTCATTTTTTTGACTTGAATTTAATAAGGGTCTGCTCATAACGGCGACTGGCTTTTCTGTCGGGTGATGCTCGTTTTTACTGTTTCGGGCTATATCCCAAACCGTCACCTCATTAGTTGGTCCAAACCATCGAGGGGGCTTACCTTGTTTGTGTAGATAATAGCACGGCTCATGCTTTGTCTTATATTGAGCCCCTATCGCTCCGAACTGTGCGAGATTCTTATTCCATATAATAGTACATCTTCTCTCGTATCCGGCGGCTGAAACGGCGGCTGAAACGGCGGCTGAAACGGCGGCTGACTTCGAATCACTGTGCCATAAGTAAACAGGGGCCTTGTCATCGGTGAATTCATAGGCCACCAAAAGAGCAGGGGCATATAGGTCGGGGGTCTTGTCGCCCTCTAACCTATCTCTTCTCGTTGTTCCCCCAGTGTAATCGACGCCGTAAGGTGGGTCGGTGACAACCAACTGTGCCCTCCCTCCATCCATAAGCGCCGCCACATCATCAGCGCTGGTACTATCCCCGCACATCAGCCGATGATCCCCAAGCCGCCATATCTGCCCCACTTTCGCGGTCGGTTCTTCCGTCACCTCTGGCACTTCGTCGGGGTCTGTATTGCCCTCGGTGATTCCCGTCACCTCGTCGACTAGCGCCGTCATCTCAGCATCCGTAAACCCCGCCGCCTCAACCAGTGCCTCGTCTTCAATCTGCAAGGCGCTGAGCTGCTTGGCCAGTGCTTCATCATCCCACTCGGCAAGCTCGGCGGTTCTATTGTCAGCAATGGCATATGCCGTGGCCTCGGCCCCTGCTAACTCAGTGCGCACAATATTGATGGCATCCCAGCCCAGAGCCCGCGCCGCCGTCAGCGTACCATTGCCAGCAATCACAATGCCCTTCTCATCAACAACGATTGGCTTCTGTTGCCCAAACCGTTGAAGACTGCCCTTTATTGCGTCCAGGTTTTTGGCGTCATGCGCTCGCACATTGGCCGGGTCGCACGCTAATTCTGAAATATCGATCCTCTGGGTTTCCATCAAAGCACCTCAATAATCGGCTGCCGGGCGCGGTCCTTCCAGACCCACACCTCACGGCTGCAATTTGTCGGCGCCACAAAGCTGCTCAGAGTTTCCATCTCAACAGAGCCAGGCCGCCGATTCGCCTTCACTTGAACCAATCGAACCCCAGCCGGTCCAATGGCAATCACGTCCCACTCGCCCAGGCTTGCCGCACTGCGGCAGCATTTATACCCCGCCGCTTCCAGAACGCGCATGGTCCGATGCTCAAGCCTGGTGCCTTTGGCCTTCGTGTTGATTCGTTTTTTCTGCGCTTCCGCCATTTTCGCCCCTGTCGAGATTCTAGCAGAAACCAAAAAATCGACAACACAAGACCAAAAAAGTACTTTTTTGGGGCGCTGCGTTATCGCCCCGTTTATGACGCCCTGCATAAACTTCTGTCCACTTCTGTCCATAGGTTTGGGACACAAGTTTGGCCCTGTTTTAGGGTGTTAAGTCTTTGATATTATTATACTTCTTATTTTGTATATCTAACTTCTGTCATCTGTCCGGGGGGCACCCCCCTCCCCTGTAAAAAAAGGGAAGGGGGTCTACCCCGTGCAGAAGGGACACAAGGGGTTAAGCCCTTGAAAACGTTAGAAAACTTCTGTCCCAACTTCTGTCCAAAGGCCCGGACAGAAGTGCCACAAGTTTGATTGATGTGTGCTGTGTGGTTGCCCCTGGAGCGGGGCGGCGGTGCAATTTTATCACCTTTTGGGGATCTAGTCACATGGATTCAATTGCCCCCAAAACGGGGTTAATTTTCCCCATGTAACGCCTACACCGAAAAAGGCGATTCTCGGTGTAGGGCTCAAGTCACGGCGAAAATTCCCCATCCTCGTCGGGCACATCACAGAGCCCCCACATTTGGCATCCGCGCTCGCTTGCTGATGCGGGGGTAAAAAGCTCATACTGCTTGCCGCCTCTTGCCGTCTTGGACCACTTTACAACCTTGTCGATTGGCCAAAAACCCTTGCTATCTTTTGCCCTAAAAAATGTAGGGTCCCCGCCAGAAAACCCCTCCCTTTCCTCTTCTGTCTTTTTGGCCCTTTTGATTTGAACCAGGCCACTAACTTCCCTTTCAAGCTCTCGGATCAAATCAATTCTTTCTGGCGTTGTCTCTGCCACGGCTCTGATCTCATCTTTTCGAGACATTATGCAGGGCCAGCAGCCGACCCTTTTTGCGGGGTTTTTGTCTTTTAAGTAAAGCGGGGCGGGCCGGATTCCGTACTTTGTGTGTATTTTTACAACATCCTCAACAATCCAAGAAATCAGAGGCCTCCAAGTTGAAAGCCCCTCAATTCCATAGGGGCTATCCTCGTCCCACTCTTCAAACTTTGACCGCGCCAGGCTTTCGTTTGCCCTGATTCCTACAGCGTTGATTGGCAGATCGCCGTGCCTCTCCCATATTTCTTTTATATAATCATGCTGAGGTTTTACCTTCAGCTCTACCGTGCAGAATCGAAAACGCCGCGAGGGAAAGAACGCCTTCATGCGCACAAGGTCCGTCATCCCCTTGGGGTATTTCTTTGATGTAACCATGTTGAGGTCCCCCACAATCGGCCTCACTACCTCATCGATATATTTATATAGCTCTTTGTGTTCCCAGCCGGTGTCAGCCATCACAAAATATAATGGGTTTGTTTCTTCTATTTTTGCCTCATGTAGCAAATACAGCGCCATGGCCGTTGAGTCTTTGCCGCCGCTCAGGCTTGCCACAACCGGGCGCCCACTCTTCCGCACATAGTCTAACCAACTCATACAGGACCTCCCTCAATGGCCACGAAAGCCTCACGCTTTCTGCCTTTTGTAGATATATCAATCAGCGCAATTTCCCCGGCATCGACCAGAGCGCGCACTACTTCCGCATGTTCTTTGGGCTTGAGGCTGCGAAAACGCCGCTTGGTTTCCCGCTCAGTCATGCCCTTGTCACCGGTCCCCATAATTGCATCCAGCATGGCCTGACGGCGCGCCCCGAACTCGCTGCCGGTCATCTGCTCGCCCACGGCCTTAAGCAGTCCGGTAAAGGCATGCCGCGAATATTCCACGGCCCACCCCATGGCCTCG